CACCACGGAAGTAGTACAGCCCCTCTCGGGGCTGTGGCCAGAAGTCCGAGTTGGCATTCGCCTGAGGCTGGAGGTTGCGAGCCCCCAGCTCGTTGGTGTATGCGTCGTAGCGCATCTCTTCCCACACTCCTGGTGCGGTCTCGAAGATGCTGACGCCACGGTTCATGCGGAACCTCTCGTGGAGACTGTTCCACGCGAAGGGGGACTCCGCCACCGTGTTGGGTGAGAAGATCCAGTCGACCACGAGAGGTCCTTCCGCTTAGCTTGCGGTGATCGTGAACCACGCAGTGCCGGTCGACACGAAGTCAGCGCGTCCAGTGGACGCAGTGACTGCGAGGGTCGCGGCACCGTTGATGGTCTCGGCTCCGGCCGGGTCCACCGTGATGGCTCCGGTCGCGGTGTTGATCACAACGTAGCGACGGCCGGGCGGCACGGATGCCACGGCCGGTAGGTTGCACGTCTTCGCTGCGGTGTTGGTGTAGATCACGACCGAGTCGGTCTGAAGCAGCGTGTCAGTAGTTCCAGTCACCGTACGGACAGTGAAGCTGGTGTTGTCCATTCCGGACATGGTTCCTCCTATGAGAAAAGAGGGGGAGCCGTAGCTCCCCCTCTCTCAGACGCTTACGCGTTGTTGATGGACGACGACGCCTGACCGATGATCAGGGCCTCGGGACGGTACAGGGACCATCCGGCGACTCCGTACCAACCGAGAGGCTGGAAGCGAGTCAGCTTGTCCACAACCGGTCCTCGGACGGTGTGGAACTCCTCCGCCACGGCCTCGGCGAGAGCCTGCTGGCCGGTGAAGTAGGAGTTGAACACGCGAGCCGGAGTACCGTTCGCGTTCAGAACGTTGCGTGCACGAGGAGTCTCGATGAACACGGCACCCTCGTACGAGCCGATCTCGGCAGGCCAGATGTTGCCAGGCGCTGCGTAGATGTGCGACTCACGGAACGAGGCGTTGCCGACCTCAGCGCGAAGGTCGTGCGACTGCTCCGGGTGGATGTAGCACGTGTAGTACGACCCGGCGTTCGGGTGCACCTTGTTGGTGCGAAGCTTCGCCACGGCGAGGCGTACCATCGAGGAGCTGAACGTCGACGCGTTGGTGATCGCATCGAAAGTAGTCGGGTTCGTAGGCGAGGAACCGAAACCGTAGGTCGGAGTGGTAGCTCCGACGCGACGGACAGTCTGGGTTCCAGTCGCCAGCACGTCCTGGACGATCTCGTCCACGGTGTCAACGAGGTTCCACGCGACCTGGTTGACGAGACCAGCGGTCACGTCAGTGAAGCTGAACAGGTCCAGCTTGTTGGTCACGAGGATGGAGTTTCCGTACTCGTTCAGAGTGACGGAGACAGTGGTCGGGTTACCGGCCGCCACGGCGTCCGGGTCAACCAGCTCGTTGAGCGGAGTCTTCTGGACCGCAAGGTCCTGGTAGATCTCGAAGACAACCGACGAACCGGGCATTGCCTGCTGCACAGGTCGCTTGTCGGCGACCTGGCGGAACATCGGCTGCGCGCGGAGTGCGAACTCAAGCGCGCGGTCGTACGTAGTCTGTACGAGGTTCTGCATTGCAGCAGAACCGGTGAAGGCGTTAGCCACCACGTCCTCCTAGGAGGTTGGACCTTACCCGCCTAGGCTGCGCTGTGCAGCCTGGAAGTTGGCGATCAGGTCGTTCACATTGCCTACCTGTCCGGCGTTGTTCAGTGCCTGCTCCATGCTCGTGAGCGGGGTGCCAGCGGCACCCGCCTCGTTCATGCGCTGCATCTGTGCCTGCTGCTCCGGGGAGAGGGCAGGCTCTGCTGGGACAGTGGAAGTCGAGGGGTTACCCCCCGAGGCGCCGAAGGCTGACTTCATGGTAGTGATCCACTCGTTCACCTTCGCCGGGTCGGCGTCGCCCTGGTACAGGGCTGCTGCCCCCGGGACGCCTGCGGAGTCGAATACGGACTGGACAGCCTGGGAGTCGAGACGCTTCTGGATCGCGGCCAGCTGATCCTTGAGTGCCTTGTTCTCCTGCTGCACCTGAGTCGCGAACTGCCTGAGACCACCGCCCGAACCGTTGTCGTTGTTGTTGGGCTGTCCGTCAGTCTCGCTGTAGTCGTTACCCCACGAGTTCATGCATGCTCCTAGTTGCTGTGAACGCCAGAAGAGCCAGCCCCTAGGGGAGGCTGGCTCGTGCTCGTTCGGATGTAGTGGTGGTCTTCTGTTACAAGCACTGCCTGCCACCTTGGCGTGCTGGTACCCGGCGAGGGAATCGAACCCCCGTCTGCACTTTGTAAGAGTGCGGCCCTCCCATTGGACGAGCCGGGTGTGCTGCGGGCGCGGTATTGGTATTGCACTGTAGTTTAAGCCAGTCCTGCATCGCCTGGCCCCGCACTTGGTAGTCCCACTCGGAATCGAACCGAGATGGCGCCCTTAGGAGGGGCGCCTGCATCCGTTGCTGAGACAGCTGGTGTGGCAGGGATCGAACCTGCGCTCTGCGAGTTAACAGCTCGCTGCCTTACCACTTGGCCACACACCATAGATGCGAGCAGTTGTGACTGCTCGCCGAGAGCCCCTACGAGGAATCGAACCCCGATCACCTGATTACTAAACAGGCGCTCTGACCGTTGAGCTACAAGGGCGAAGAGATCCAGGTCGGATTCGAACCGACGTTCACAAGGGTTAAGAGCCCACTGCACTGCCGCTGTGCGACTGGATCAGAGTACCGCTGGAGGGAATCGAACCCCCATCACCACGTTCGTAGCATGGTGTCCTGTCCGTTGAACGACAGCGGTGGGGTGGCCTGAGGGTTACGCTCCCTCGCCTCCTGGGTCACAGCCAGGCGCTCTGCTATTGAGCTAAGGTCACAGTGCCGAACCGTGGAATCGAACCACGTACCTGCCGGGTTTCAACCGGCCGCTCTGCCAATGAGCTAGTAGGGCTTGGGAAGGGCTAGCCCGGCTTCCGGGCCGGGCTCGTTCGTGCTGCACACCCAACGATAATGCAGCGCCACATGGGCCTCGTACTCCACGAGGGGATTGAACCCTCACCTCTCGGGTGAGAACCGAGTGTCCAGACCACTAGACGAGTGGAGCAAGACCACCCGCCCCAAGCGGGTGGTTAACGGTCGGTACACCTTGGGGGTGCCCGGCCTGGTAGTCCCCCTCGGATTCGAACCGAGACTGCCTGGCTCCTAAGACCAGTGCCTCTACCGTTGGGCTAGAGGACCAAAGCGCGCCTGATGGGACTTGAACCCACACCCATCTGGTTGACAACCAGAGGCTCTGCCTTTGAACTACAGACGCAAGTACGGTCACACGGAGTCGAACCGTGGTCACCACTGTATCAGAGTGGAGTTCTAACCATTGAACTATGACCGAGTGGAACCCGAGGGAATCGAACCCTCCTGAGCCGGTTTGCAAGACCAGCCTGTCACCTTGACGGGACCCGAGGCCCTGCCGGATTCGAACCGGATGGCTCGCTTTGCAGGCGAGCCCCACTCCAAGTGGTCCAGGACAGTGAGTGCCGCAGGAGTCGAACCTGCCATGCCGAAGCGAGAGGGTTACAGCCTCCCTGGCGCACCAGCGCCTGACACCCAAGGCGGAAGAAGGTGGAGTCGAACCACCGGGCCGTAACCCGAACTCCCTTAGCAGGGGAGGTGGCCCCCACGGGCCACATCTTCCAGAGCGGAAAGTGAAGGAGTCGAACCCTCAGGCGTGAACCTGGCACGGTTTTCGAGACCGCTTGCGGACCAACCCGCGCCACCCTCCAAGCGCCGGACTCATGTCCGGCTTGAGGATCGTCGTCAGACGATCCGTTGCTGCTCCCCCTGGATTCGAACCAAGACCAAGAGGTTCAGAGCCTCTTGTGCTGCCGTTACACCAAGGAGCATTGGCAAAGGCCAGGGGATTCGAACCCCTACGGTACGGTTTTGGAGACCGACCGGCACAGCCTACGCTGACCAATGAGTGGGACAGGAGGGAGTCGAACCCTCAGCTTCTGGCTTATGAGGCCAGCGTGTTACCGTTACACCACCGTCCAGAGCCTCACGCCGGGTTCGAACCGGCGATCCCAGTTTGGAAGACTGGTATGTTACCACTACATCAGTGAGGCGGGTGGGGCCTTGTTTAGGCTGAGACCCCATCAGCCGGTCCGGATGGGAGGAATCGAACCTCCATCACCTGCTCCCAAGGCAGGCGTTATACCATTTCACTACACCCAGATGGCCGACGGAGCTACAGCTCCGCCGACTGCAACTACATTACACCTGTCCGCCACGCTGCGCAAGTCCGCCTCGTGCGGCTCCGGTGGATCCGCCGAACTGTGCGCCTTCGTTGCTGATCAGCCTGGCGCGCTGGCGCGTAGCCTGCGCGTCTCCGAGGAACGTACCCTGCTCAGCCTGGCGCTGAGTCCATGCGTTGCCGTAGATCTGGCCGAGAGTCTGAAGACCGCTGAACTCCTGGGCGATCCGAGCGTATCCCTCGGCTGCCTGCTGCCCAGTCACGCCCTGGGTCACCAGGTTCTCGGCGTATGTCTTATCGAACGTCAGCTTGTGCTGTAGCGCCTCGGCCCCGATGGCCGCAGTAGCGGCCGTCTTCTGGAGGAAGGGGAGAGACTTGGACTGGTTGATCCAGTACGCAGTCATCTCCGAGTCGCTGATACCCATCTGACGCAGGGCCTGCTTGTACTCAGGCGCCGCCAGTGCGGTCGCCTGAACTGCAAGGTCGGCTCGCTCCTTCAGCTCCGTCGGTGACAGGTCGTTGCCGATGAAGCCAGCGAAGTCCTCGTTGGTGTCATAGAACCCGATGGGCAGGCCAGCCTGCTTCATGATCTGCCTGTAGCTGTTCTCCACGGAGATGTACTCACCAGGAGACAGGACGTTGAGGCCCGCCTTCCTGCGGGCCTCGTTGCCAGCGAAGCGCTTCTTGTACTCCGGCGTCTCCTGTAGCAGGATCGAGATCGTGTCGGCGGAGTAGCCGTTCTTCACGAACTCGAAGATCTTGGTGGAGAGGGTCCCCAGTCCGTAGGACTTGAACAGGTTCGTGATCGCCAGGTAGGCGTCACGCTGCGGTCCGGAGAGATTCTTCTCCCACTGCGGCCTGGTGTCCAGCTTGGGGGTTGGGATCTTGACTGCGCGCGCAACCCTGGCGGGCATGGCGTTCGATGCGCGCCTCGGCATGGCGCTCGCAGCCTTCTTGGTTGCCATCAGTACTTCACTCCAAAGTCTGCTAGTACCTGATGAGCTACCTGCATCAGGGAGTCCTGGGCGTTCTTCGTCTTCTTCCAGCGCGCATCACTGCGTAGCTGGTTCTCGAACTCCCACATCGGCATGGCTTCCTTTTTCATGCCGACAGGGTTGGTGTACGAGAGCGCCTTCTTGATCGTGGGGTCGAACAGGTTGACCTGCCCGGCGGGCAGTTCAAGGATCTGCACCATGCTGGACATGTACGGGCTGGCGATGTCAGCCACGCTCTGGCCGCCGTCGATCTGCTTGGACCACTGAGGGAACTGAGCCTTGGCCAGGTTGTTGATCTCGTTCTTGACGTCCTGCACGGACCCCATGCCACGGACGATGTTGACCGCCCTGGTCTTGATCCAGGAATCCGAGAGCTTCACACCCATGCCGTAGGCATAGTTGTCAATCTCGTCCCACGCAGCACCGGCCTCGCCGGTATGCGTCTTCAGGTTGGGGTTGAGGTAGCGAGCAAGCTCGTACCTGATACGCCCCTCGTCCCAGCCCTTCGCCACCATGTTGTAGGCGTAGGTCTTCAGGAAGGCGGAGTCGTCGTACTTGCCAGTGAGTCCGAGCTGCTTGGCCATCTGGGTGATCTTGATGAGCGCCTGATCGGTCTTCTGCCTGGCGGTGGCGGGGTCGGTGTACTTGAGCGTGATGAACTGTCGCTCAGTGTCAGCCAGGCCCTTGAACCACTTCGTCTCGCGAAGCTTCGCCTGGAACATGGGCTTCTCCCACCCTCCGGAGATCATGTCCTGGAAGAGCTTCTTCAGCTCGGGCACCGCGTTGAGCATCGAGGAGGTGAAGCCATATTCCTCGGCGAGAGTCGCCATGTCGAGCTTCGGCACCGTGCCACTCCCTTCGCTCGTGTTGGGTGAAGCGTCAGCGGGCAGTCCACCTGCCCGGCTGATCACTTCGTCTACATACTGCTTGATGGACGGGCCGCCCTGCTGTGGCCTAGTGCTCATGTGCAGGCTGGCGTTACCCGAGTACCACGCAGCTGCGGCGCCTCGGGCGCCGTGCTTGATGAACAGCGACTTCAGCTTGCCCCTGGCCACCGCATCCTGCGCAGCCCTGTTGTTCAGGAACTGCTGAGGCGTGAGGCTCTTGCCGTAGTACTGCCTGGTCCAGCTCGGGATGTTGGAGTCAAGGACCTGATACTTGCCGTAGGCGGTGCCATAGCGTGTCGGCTGACCGATGGCACCATAGTCTCCGCCGGACTCCTGGGCAATGATTGACGCGAAGAACTGCTCGAAGGTGATGGACACTACTTACCTCCGACGAGTCCCATGTCCTTGAGGATTTGCATTCCGGTACTCATGACCTGGTTCTGCGCCTTGGCGGTGTTACGCCAGCGTGGGTCGTTGCGAGTCACCGCCTGGAAGTCGGTGATACTCATACCTACAGGCTTACCGTCAGCGCTCAGTCCGTTGAGCGCCCGCTTGATGAGCGGGTCGCTCAGGCCGAATGCCGAGTCGGGCATCTCTAGGTCGTCTGCTAGCTGCTGGATGTACGGAGAGGCGATCTGCCTCATGGTCTGACCAGCCCGCAGCTGGTCAGCGTAGGCGGGGAACGCCGACGCCGCCTGCTCCGTGATCTGGTTCATGAAGTCTTCCTGCGTACCCAGACCGCGAGCCACCAGCTGAGCCTGGTTCTTGATGGTCTGCTTGTCCAGGGTCACGCCCTGCTGGTACGCGAACTCCTTCATGGACCTCTCGAACATTCCAGCGCGACCCGTAAGGGTCGCCTTGTCCGAGAAGGTCACATACTGACCGAGCAGGTTGCGGAGAAGGGCATCATCCATGCCCGTCTGGATGGCCTGCTCAGCGAACTTGCCCAGCTTGTCGGTCGGGATCATCGCGCCCATCTCCGCAGCGAGCTGCTGGATCTGGATCTTAACGGCCTCGACCTTGGCGCCGAACGTCGCAGGGTCGGTCATCTTCTCCTGCTGCGCCTGGCGCATGGTGTCGGAGTTCTCCTGCCACCACTTGGTCTCACGCAGCTTGGCCTGGAACTTGTTCTTGTCCCAGTTCTCCTTGACGTAGGAGTCGAAGATCGAGCCCACCTCGGGGATGGACTTGAGGAACGAGTAGGCCCAGCCGTACTCGGAGGCCAGCGCCTCCGGGTCCAGCTTCGGTAGCGGGTTATCCGCTCCAGGCTCCCAGTCGGAGGCGGTGTCGCCTCCGACCATGCCAGCCATCCTGCGCCCACCGATGAAGCCCTCCTGGTCTGCGAGGTTTCCGATCCTCACGGAGGAGCCAGGTCGTGGTGCGTGCAGGATC